TTAGCCCCCCACCTAGGGGGGCACCTTTTTTCCCAGTACAGATATTTTTGGCGCGGGGTACCCCCTTTTCAAACTAGGGACTCCTAGTTTCTATTACGTTTTCGTTGCGTTCTATTTAATTTAGGGCTACGCTTCAGCCAACTTAGTTAGGTAAACCAGAACGCACTGCGTTCATCCCGAGCTACGCACTACAATGATTTTTGATTATCTAAAACCCTATAAGGACCTTGGGCTAATTCCGCCTATTGATCAGGTGCCTATTAATCGCCCAGCGATCAAGCTGTCGGAGCGAGAGGAAATCTTTGCCTGCGCCAAAACTGCACGCCTACTGAATGAGCTAGGCGACGACATTGAGATAACCCACGAAGATGAAGCTCGTGCGCAAGATGCGTTTAAAACGCACCGCAAGCTGACAAAGCACGAAAAGAAGCTGCCCGGCATGATGCTCAAGCTTGAAGCGCTGCTGACTGCCTATGATCACCAGATAATTAAAGACGCAGAGCAGGTTCGCAACTATGTGAAGCACAAGCTGCTCGAAGAGACTGACAACGAGGACCCGAAGATTCGTCTGAAGGCGTTAGAACTCCTCGGTAAGGTTACAGATGTAGGCATATTCACTGAGCGCCATGAGATTACAGTCAAGCACCAGAGCACAGAAGAGCTAGAAGACCTGTTGCTCAGTAAACTTGAGCGTGTGATCGAGGGTGAAGTGGTTGAAGAAGTGCCAGCTAAGCTTGATACAAAGAGTAAGTCGTACAAACTAGCCGAAACAGTGTCTGTTGAGGACTTATTATGAGCCTAGGGCCGGTGAAATCGAAGATTACGCCGGAGAAAGCGCGTCTGCTCTACCAGAACCTCAATAAGTTCACCCCAGAAGAGCAGGTAAAGATAGTAGAGATTCTAGAAGAGATAGGCATACGCAAAGAAGCTACCGCTGCCAAGGTATCTCTGCTTAAGTTCGCCAAGATGATGATGCCGGAGTACAAAATCGGGCCTCACCACAAAAAATTAGCCCAGTTACTCGAAGATATGGCTCACGGGCGCAAGTCTCGCACCACAGTCTCAATCGCACCACGTATGGGTAAGTCCCAGCTGACGTCAATTTTCTTTCCGGCGTGGTTTATAGGCAACTGGCCTGACAAAAAGATAATGATGGTGTCGCACACGGCGGACTTGGCGGTCGATTTTGGTCGTAAGGTGAGAAATATTGTTGCGACAGAAGAGTATAAACAGATATTCCCAGAAGTAACTCTTGCTGTAGACTCTAAATCCGCGGGACGTTGGTCCACAAACAAGGGTGGCGAGTATTTCGCAGTCGGTATTGGCGGCGCGATTGCGGGACGGGGCGCTCATCTCCTTGTGATCGACGACCCGCACAACGAACAAGATGTCCTCAACGGCAACTTTGACGTTTTCGAGAAGGCGTACGAGTGGTACGCGTATGGTGCTCGGACTCGTCTGATGCCGGGGGGAGCAGTAGCGGTAGTTGCGACTCGTTGGGCTGAGCAAGACCTGATAGGTAAGCTTCAGACAGACATGATTCGTAATCCAGACGCTGACCAATGGGATGTGGTTGAATTCCCAGCTCTGTTTGAAAAAGAAGACGCGCCAACAGATGCGCCAGAAGCAGAACGCTACACAGCACTATGGCCTGAGCAATGGCCCGTGGAGTCTTTATTAAAGACCAAAGCTTCGATGCCGGGTTTCCAGTGGGCCGCACAATATCTCCAACAACCGACTAACCGCGATGCGTCAATCGTAAAACGTGAGTGGTGGCAGCCGTGGGAGAAGGATAATCCTCCAGCGTGTCACTACATCATCATGTCACTTGACGCCGCCGCTGAAAAGAACAACCGTGCTGACTTCACCGCTCTCACTACTTGGGGTGTGTTTAACTTCGAGTCGCCGGAAACGGGTGAGAACGACACGGGGATCATACTGCTCAACAGTATTAAAGAGCGTCTTGAATTCCCAGAACTCAAACGTCTGGCTTGGCAAGAGTACCAAGACTGGGAGCCTGATTGGTTCGTAGTGGAGAAGAAGTCAGCAGGTACTGCGCTGTATCAAGAGATGCGCCGTGCAGGTATACCGGTGCAAGAGATAACACCGACAAGAGCCTCGGGCGATAAGATCGCACGCTTAAATGCAGTTTCAGATATATTTGCAAGTGGCATGGTCTGGTACCCGGCGGGACGTAGATGGGCTGAAGAAGTCGTAGATGAAGTGTGTGGGTTTCCAGCCATGCCCCACGATGACCTTGTGGATTCAACGATTTATGCTCTAATGCGGTTTAGAGATGGCGGATTTATCCGTTTGCCTAGTGACGACTGGGCTGATGACGGTGGATTTGAGCCAATACGCGCGGCTTATTATTAAGGAACTGAAATGGCAGTTGAAAAGGCAATGTATGAAGCACCGGTGGGTATCGATAGCGAAGATGCTATGGAGCCAGCGCTGGAGATAGAGATCGTCGACCCTGAAGAGGTTAGTGTGAGCATCGATGGGATGGAGATTTTTGAGTTCGATGCTGATGCAGACGGCTTAGATCACAACACCAACCTCGCTGAACTACTTGATGAGCAAGCTCTAGCTCTTATTTCAGACGAACTGCTTGAAGGTTATGCTGCCGATTTAGAATCACGCGCTGAGTGGGAAGAGACTTATTATGATGGACTTGAGTTACTGGGTCTTAAGATTGAGGATCGCAGTGAACCATGGGAAGGTGCGTTCGGTGTCTACCACCCTGTTTTGGCTGAGGCGGTTGTTAAGTTTCAAGCAGAAACAATTGTGGAAACTTTCCCTGCGCAGGGCCCAGTTAAGACGAAGCTTGTTGGCGCTGCAAGCCGCGAGAAAACAGAAGCAGCAAACCGCGTCCGAGAAGACATGAACTACATGCTCACCGAGGGCATGTCAGACTATCGTTCCGAGCACGAGCGTTTGCTTTGGAACCTACCAATCGCAGGTTCTGCGTTTAAGAAGGTGTTCTTCGATCCGTCTCTAGATCGTCCGGTAGCACAGTTTATTCCCGCAGAAGACTTTATTGTGAGCTATGGCGCTTCAAGCCTTGATAACGCTCAACGTATGACCCACCGCATGAAACGTTCTAAGAACGAAGTGCGCAAGATGCAGGTGTCAGGCTTCTATCGTGACATTGATCTCGGTGATCCAGTAGCGGACAACGACGAGGTTAGTCGTCGCAAAGATGAGCTAGGCGGATATAACGCGTCACAAGACGACCGCTTCACCTTACTAGAGATTCATTGTGATCTCGATATCGAAGGTTTTGAAGATACCGACAAGAACGGTGAGCCTACAGGCATCGAGATTCCATACGTAGTTACTATTGATAAAGGCACCGGTGAGGTGTTGAGTATTTATCGCAACTGGGACGAAGAAGACGAGCGCAAGCGTCGTCTGAATCATTTCTCACATTACAACTACGTACCGGGCTTTGGTTTTTATGGCTTTGGTCTGATTCACCTGATCGGCGGTTACGCTAAAGGTGCTACATCTATCATGCGTCAGCTTGTAGATGCTGGTACCCTGTCGAACTTGCCGGGTGGTTTCCGTACACGGGGTATGCGTATAAGGGGTGGTGATACGCCTATCGCCCCCGGCGAGTTCAGAGATGTCGATGTACCGACCGGTACAATCCGCGACAACATCATGCCTCTTCCATATAAAGAGCCTTCGATGGTTCTTCAAAACATGCTCAACACTGTTGTTGATGAGGCTCGTCGCTTTGCGGCAATGGCTGATGTGCAGGTCTCGGATATGCAGGCTAACTCAGCTGTAGGTTCTACCCTTGCAGTTCTTGAGCGTCAGTTGAAGACAATGACCGCAGTTCAGTCTCGCGTACACCACGCGATGAAAAGCGAGTTTAAGATTCTCAAGCGCATCGTTGCTGAGATGGCTCCTGAGTCCTATGAGTACGACGCGATTGGTGATGAGCCGATGGGCGCTCGTCGCATGGACTACGAGCTCACCGACATTATCCCTGTATCTGATCCTAACGCTTCAACAATGGCGCAGCGTGTAGCTCAGTATCAGTCTCTACTTCAGTTGGCTCAGCAGGCACCGAATCTCTACGATTTACCTTTGCTGCACCGTCAGATGATTGAGGTTCTTGGCGTTAAAAACGCTTCAGAGTTGGTTCCTGACAAAGATGACGTCAAACCATGCGATCCAATCACTGAGAACACCAACATGCTTCAAAGCAAGCCTGTTAAGGCGTTTGCGTACCAAGACCACGAGGCGCATATCAAGGCGCACCAAGCGTTTGCGGACGATCCGAAGATTCAGCAGATTGTTCAGGCAGAAGGCCCAGCGGCTCAGGCTAAAGCTATGGCTATGCACGCGCACATCGCTGAGCACGTAGCGTTTTTGTATCGAGCCAAAGTCGAGGAAGAACTTGGTGTTCCACTACCAGCTCACGACGAAGAGCGTGGTATGGAGCCAGAGCAGGAGCTCGCTATTTCACGTTTGGTTGCAGAAGCAGCTCCTCGTGTTACTGGCAAGCACCAGCAGGAAGAAAAAGCCAAGCAGGATCAAGCTCAAGCCCAAGACCCTGTTATGCAGATGCAGCAGAAAGAGTTGCAACTACAAGAAGGTGAACTACAGCGCAAGATGAAGAAGGACGAGATGGATCACCAGATCAAACTCGCTCAGGTTCAAATTGACGCAGCACGAATTCAGTCCGACGAGAAGAAGTCTGGTGCAGCCCTAGGCGCCAAGCTTCGTGAGGCTGATGCCAAGATTAAGTCTGATGAAAAGAAGACTGGTCTAAAAGCAGGGGTCGATCTATCCAAACAATAGGAGGATAAATGATCACAACCTTCGCCGCCAAGGCGCAACAAGAGCTGGATATGTTAACCGACGACGTAACCAAATGGCTCGCATCCGGTAAGGCAAAAGATTATGCCGAATACCGCTACATGGTCGGGCAACTAACTGCACTTGATGCAGCACATTCAATCTTAGATGGACTTCTAAGAGCATACGAGCTATCGGAGGACCAGTAATGGACGCCGCAGAAAACATTGAACTATCCGATAAGGATGTTCCAGTACCTACAGGCTACCGCCTGCTAGTTGCTTTACCGCAAATTAAAGAGACCTATGGCGATTCAGGTATCGTCAAAGCTCAATCTGAGATCAAGAACGAGGAACTCTCGTCTATGGTGGTTCAGGTTGTAGATATGGGTCCAGACGCGTACAAAGACCAAACGCGTTTTCCGAATGGTGCGTACTGTAAGGTCGGTGATTTTGTAATGATCCGCGCTTATTCAGGTACACGTTTTAAAACACACGGCAAAGAGCTGTTCCGTCTTATT